CTTCTTCATCACCAACTCTTTTTCTCCATTTTACGAAAGTCTCCTTATTATAATGACTAGTTACCGAAGTGATAGAAACTAATTTTAAGAGTTCTTTTTCATCAGGAACAGAATAATATCTGACTCCATCAATAGTCTCCCTCTCAAGAGTAGGGAGATTCAAATCAACATGATTAAACATTAAAAACCTGCTTCTGTTTTTGCTACGATATACTCTTTGACTAGACCAGATCGAACAATATCATCAATACCAAACTCAATTATATCAAATGATGGCATTTTACGCAAGATGTTCATAAAGTCAACAATACCATTCCTTTCATTTGCCTTATTCAAATCTGACTGACGAGCATCACCACAGAAACAAATTTTGGTATTTTCACCAACACGAGTGATGATACTATCGAGTTCATGAAAATTCAGGTTCTGAAATTCATCAACAATTACAATCGCATCATCAAGTGTGGTTCCACGAAGAAATGATGTGCTCCAGAATTTAATTGATTCTTGAGATTTGAGATTGCCATATAACATCTCAAAATCAGCATCACTTGGCATCTGGAACATATACTTTACCATATTCTTATATGGAATTTGATAGATGTCTGCTTTATCTTCATGAGAACCAGGAAGAAACCCAATCTCTCTGGTTGCTACAAGAGACCTCACGAGGTATATTCTCTCATAAGGGGTATTCTCGTCTAATACATCTTTAAGTGCGTTAAAGAGGGTTATAAAGGTCTTTCCTGTCCCTGCACAACCATATGCGACTAAATGCTTTCCTTCCTTATAAGAATCAAACAGTCTTTTTTGATTATCATTACGTGGGTCTATGTCTATTAAGTAAGAAGAACTTAGTGGTTTCTTTTTTTTCATCTGCTTTGTTGAAAGACCAACTCCAATGGGTTGATCATTTACAGATGCTCTTTTTCTTCTTGCCATTAGATTTTACTCACTTTTGAACCCGGTGCTTTTGATGCCTTATTTAAAACCTCATTCCATCCAGGATTTTTTGCGACAAGTCTATCTCTCCATTCACCAACATCTGTTGCCATAGGTGCGGTAGAAGGATCTGACCAATCTCGTGTCCATTCAGGATTATCATCGCACCATTTTGTCCATTCATGAATACTCAGAACTATTTCCTTTTGTTCACCAGTTTCTTTATTAATAATCGGATATGTTGCCATTTTGTCACCTCCTAAATTATGTGTTTTATTTATTGTTTAAATGAGAAGATATTTTCATAATATGGATACATTACAGAACCCATTGATTTTCTACCCCTCCAAGTGCTTCTGTACAGATAGGAAATTGCTCGGCAAAGATTTTTTTACATTCTTTAGCAATATCCATATGCTCTTTTTGCGTTCCATTTTTTTCTCGGAGTGCAATATATGTGATCCATGATCTACAACTACCTGCCATATAAAGACGGGTAGGAGTTGCTAAAGGAAGGACAAATCTTGCACATTCTTTTGCAATACCCTCATCAAGCATTGTCTGATACAATGCCATTGCATCTCTGAAGTGATCTTGCATCAGCATCTGATACTTCTGAACTTTAAATTCATCAATATCATCAATAGAATTCTGACGATTTTTTGTATCTTGACGACGAAGTTCTGGTAAAGGAATATTTGTACTCAACAAAGAACTATCCGCATATCTTTGCGAAAACTCTTGGAATGTAAAACTCCGATGTCGCAAGATTTGAGCTGCCAGTCCTCTTGTAGTCTCAATCTCAAGTGTCATGAATGACTGCTCAAAGACAGACCAGTGATTGTGCTTGATACAATAACCCAACAACTTGACATAGTTTTCATTGGTCTGATTTTTCGGATTTGACACTCTCGCAACATAGGCCATAGTTTTCTCCGCATCAGGAGTAACACTGATTAATTTTACATTCATGCTCCAAATCCTTTTGAGTTCTTTTTATCTATATCAACAATCTGCTGTTTTACTGAACGCAGTTGTGATTTCATTTCTTTGATACTTTCTCCACTGTAGAGGTAATCTTTCTCTATCAGTCTTTCAAGCAATTTTACCAGTTCTTTTGCTTTTTTTGTTTCAGTCATTTTCCTCCTCAAAGACTTCATCATAATCTTCAATATATTCACTATATGGATTATAGTCTACTTTATCATCTCTATCAGAATTTACTTCTGCCTTTAGAGAATCTAAAAGGAGTTCTAAATTGCGAATAATCAAGTTAACTCTTTCTTTTTCCATATACCATATTACTACATCATCATTATAGCATAAAAAAAAAGTATCGTTCAACGACCCATTTCTTCTCCTCCTTCCCAAATTTTAGAGTTTTCCTTTTCATATTTCCTACCCATATCAAATAAAAACTGATACAGTCCCATATTCTCCACCACTAACGAAGTTGGAGTACGGAATCTGGTATCCCATCCAATAAATTTTGTAACTAAATCTATATTTAATGGATGATCCAGAGAAAATTTATAACGTTTAGCAAGATGATAATAATTTTCAAAATACTCTTTATCCATTATTTTTCCTATGTCAAACCTCATTATAGCATAAAAAAAGAGGGTCTTGCAACCCTCAGGAAAGTTAAGTGCGTTAATTATCAACTTTTAGATGCAAACTTACGTTCGATTTTGATACCACGATACATGAGATTGTGGTTACGATTTGCGGTTTGCTCTGCCAACACAGCAGCTTTGTATGCTTCTGGGTTGTACTTAACACCACGATAAGTGATAGTAGACATGATTTTACTCCTAAAGTAGTTGGATTCTTAGGCCCGTTCCTTTAGTCGTTTGCGTCCCAATAACATTCGGGATTTGACTCCTTCATTGTCTCAACTAACTCAATCCTAAAGGCATTACTAATCCTCTCATTTTTCTGCATTCGCAGGATGATAGCATCAGTTTGCTGACAGGTGAGAGTTGTGTAGAATAATAGTTCTAACATGGGATGAACGATACTCCGTTCCGCGACTTACTTGCGTCAGAGTTTCCTCTGATGAACGATAGGTCTATTATAGACCCTATACTGTATTTAGTCAACCCCACACTCAGATTTGTTAAAAATAACGGATCCTGTGATTTTATTCAATCCATCATCACCATAATTATCAAGCATGTATTCACACATTTCTTGAAAAACCTGATGGTATCTACTATTGAACAAAGTTTTAACTTCAAATTTAATAGAACCCATAAAATTGTTAAGTTCTTTAGAATTAGCATATTTGTCCGAAAGTAAATCATACCTTTTTACAAGACGGAAGAACTTTTCTCTATCAATCGCTTTAATAAATCTTTTACAGATAACCATTTTTCTTACAATCCTTTCAAGTTGTTCATAATCATCATGATACTCAGGCAAATCTAAAGATTCAAAATAAGATTTTTTAACTCTAAGTGTTGAATTCAATAACCAAATTTCATCATCCACAAGAGAAAGATCATCATCTGATAATGCAGAAATACTTTCAGGATTTAAAAATAAAACATCATTAATACAAGACAAAAAAAGTTTTAACTCAACTTTTTTATAAGAGTTTGGTCTTTGAAGATCAGGGAGTTTTGGTCTTTGAAGATCAGATAGAGTTAGTGGAATCATTTCAAGTGTCATGTCATTGTGATTGACTACTCCCGTATTATAAACGAAAAAGCACCCCTGTGAAGGAGTGCTGTGACAATTTTATAATCGACCCTACAGACCAAAAAATTGCTGGAGATTTTTTCCCGACTTTTTTGGAACTATTTCCGCTTTTTGGTTGGGGGTGGTGGTTCCAGTCCCCATAGTTTTGGATTGGTTCTTCCCATACCAAAACCAATACCCTTTAGATTGTCACGAAACTTATCCCAGTACATATTAAAGATACGAACTTCTTTCTGACTACGAGTCAAATCATATCTCGTCTCTCCATCAACCACATAAGTGATTATCATGGCATCATAAGGACAATCTTTAGTAGATACCTGCTCCCAAGTTCCATTTTCTATCAGTATATCACAACCGTATACGGATTTAGAGTTTTCTTTTTCTGATGATGTCCATGAGGTCATAGACTGTTCCTCTTCTGTTTTAGTAGGAGCATCTCCTAATTGATTTGTCATAATTATGAGCGATTACCCCAAGTAATATCTGGATATGCTTCACTTACAATTTCTTTTGTGATCTTATATCTATCAGAAAGTTTCTTATCCTTACAAAGACAAACAATCTCTGCTTCTAATGGATGAAGTCCCTCAAGAATATTGATAAACATCGTTTCACGACGAACACCACTCATGGCATCATTGCCACCCTTAAGAAAGTGATAGAAGTTTTTAAACTCTCTACGAATTGTGGTGTGTCCGTTCTTATCACTTGAACCCATAGAAAATGAATCCATTTCATGCATTCTACGAACTTCTTCTGTGATTTTAGTGGTCAGAGTTCCATTTGATGATGCCTGATCCTCAAATCCAGAATATGGAACCTCACCTTCAGGAAGCATAGAAATTATACTTTCATCAAAGTTCCAAATTAATGTTGCCTTCAAAGAAGTATGCTCATACTTCTTCAGAACTTCAATCTTCTTTGCCTTGCTTCTCTGTTTGGAAACAAGATCCAAAACCTCAAAAACAAATGGATTCTTTGGAAGTTCTAATGATACTGCCTTAGTCGTTGTCGTTTTCTTCTTCGTTGCTGTCGTCATAGTTTTCAAAATTAAATGCGATTACTTCATCCGGAATTAAATTTCCTTGCTCATCAAACATCTCAGGATGATATCTCGGTGCCTCTCTATAGTTCATCATGTATTCTCTGGCAGTCCAACCAATCATCAAACCCATCATGAGAAATAAAATAGTCAGAAATGAACCAAATACTAAACTAACTGATAACATTTTTCTTACTCCGGGATGTCTTGATGGAAAACTCAAAATGAATATTTACTTTCCATCTCAGAAAGCAAACCATTTTTTCAAACATAATGTGAAATGGTCTTGTTTGCTTTCTCTTACCTCCATTGAGCAAGAATTCAACACCACGATTTATGTGGTCTTCATTTTTATTTATGTTAAGACTTGATGACTCGTTGTTCTCTGAGGAATTTGATTGTGTCAATGCATCCTCCTAATTTTTTATCGTCACATACTACCTGCGGAAAGGTAGAACCCCTACCAAATTTAGCATAAAATTCTTCTCGTGTAAAGTCCTCTTCAAGATTATAAGATACAAACTGTGTCCCTGTCAACTCTAGAACTTGTTTAATCTTATAGCAATGAGGACAATTTTCTTTTGTGTAAACTTTAAAATTCATATTATTTTTTTTCCTTTATATATTATACCATACCTTGACAGAAGTGCCAAAAATGAGTAGAATACCTTTGTTAGGGTTAATGAATGATGTATAGATATATAATAAGATAAGATAAAAATAATTATGAGTTCTTTTAGTAAGAAAGGTTGGCACTATTTACCTGAGATCATCAGTAGAGAAGAAGCAATACAAATTAAGTATCAAAATCTTTGTGGTGCTATGAGTGACTTAGGTTCTTTAGAAGGTCATTGGGATAAAGAAAGAGGAAGAGTATTAACTTGTTATGCACCACCATCATCTGCCTTTGTAGTTCATAGAGTGAAACCAATTCTTGAAGAAGTATTAGGAGAAGAACTCATTCCTTCTTATTGGTTTTCTACAACTTATCATAATAAAGGATGGATGAATTGTCATACTGATAGACCTTCTTGTGAAGTCTCAGTGACTATGAATATTTCTGGTGATGCAGAATGGCCTATTAAAATGAAAGACCTTACAGGAAAACGAAGAGAAGTTATAACACCTGTTGGTGATGGTCTTGCATACTTAGGTACTATTGTTCCTCACTGGAGAAGTCCATTAAGAACTCATAAGAATGATCGATTTATGCAACTCTTCTTGCATTATGTAAGAAAGAATGGTTCTTATGCGGACTATGCTTATGATAAGAACCAAAAGTGTTTAGAATTACTCAACACCTAAATCCTCTTCCGGTAATGCAGGAAGAGTATCATTAATTAATACAATAGATCTTAATTTTTGAGAATAATCTTTAGTTATATTTGCATCAACTTCCACTGAAGATGGAGAAGCAGGGAAAACATCTGTTGTAATTCCCACAGATGGTAAATCTCTTAGAGTAGTTCTCCAATTTTTAAACTCATCGGTTAAGACATTTCCATCCTCTATTGTTTTTGTAACAATCCAATCAGTCTCTTTCAAAACTTCATCTCTAATTATTCTTATTTCACCATATCTTTTTTCAGTTTGTCTTGCATCATAATTAGAAATCTCAGTGTCCCATTCTTCCTGAGTTAAAATTTTGAGTCCATCATTTACTACAATAGTATATGTTTCTCTATAAGTTACATCATGCAAAGTTACTGTGGTTGTTTCACCTGTTGGTTCTCCAGTTTCTTCTCCTAAAATAGGTTCTTCAACCTGCCTTTCTGTGGAACTTACTACTGTAATATTTGAGTCATTTTGATATTCAGTCAAGACACTTGGTGTTACAGTTTTTGAATACTCAAAATACTCTGGAACTCTTGATAAGCAAATATGATCTCCATTCTCATCAGTTAAACGATGAACAACTTCCAAATTTTTTAATTTTGGAAATACGTATCCTCTTATCTGACCTTTTATCCATTCTCCACTATCTCTATCCATTAAAAAATGTTTGATTAATTGAGACATTTTTATTAGTACACCTTTATGTTGTATTTATCTTCTATCTCTTTATCAATCTCTTTTTTTGTAGGCATACCTTGAACAGTCATCCAGTTTACCATTGCATAACGAGTTCCTGAGATCACTGGTTCTACTGTATGAAG